ATCCCCTTGTTTTTAGGGATATTGCTCCTTTTTTTTATTCTGGAGTCTTAGCACTCAAGCTTTCAAAATCTTAGCACTCAAGCTTTCAAAATTAGTCTAAGTCCCAATCAAAATCCTCTTCTGGTATATCGCTGAACCTGCCAGAAGCGACATCGTATTGCAGTTTTTGCTGACCTCTCTTGGCGACCCAAGGAAACCGAGCTTTCCAAATATTCACAATAGGTGTGTGATCGTTGGGATCAGATGTTCTAAAAAGCGAGCAACCGACATCGGCCTTTGCCAGCCAACTAGCCGAACCAGAAATCGAGTTGCCATCGAGAGGGCGCGCTTGAGAATCGTAAGGAATTTTCGTTGGGTGAGCGCAGAAGAATGTGGACAATGAGTGGCTTCGAGAAAACTGAATAGTTCTGCTCAACATCTCTGAAATCCCTAAATGCTCATTCTCATGCTTACTCTCCAAGAAATTGTAGGGATCAATTACTAGACCCCTAGTGCCTTGTCTAAGGATCGATGAGGCAGTTCTATCTAAGATACTTTTTAAGGTTGCAACCTCACCATCTCGATTCTCCAGAAACGAGAAATGATTGTTGATCCATTTGATGGCGTCTTGCAATTCATCTTTGCTCATTCGCTCAGTCGGCCCCTCAAAAAAAGGCTTCCCAGTGTGTAAAGCTGCGAGCTTCAAGATGTGGATTTTCACGGGGTTTTCCATCGAACAGATGGCCCACCTCATGCCGTGAAGCCTTGCTGTATTTACCATGACTGCATCGATCCAGGCCGATTTACCATGACCGGGTGAACCTGTGACCACATACAAACCTGGAGCGATGGTAATAAGGTCATCAAGAGAATCGAAACCAGTGCTTAGACCCTTACCAGTTCCACCGGCCTCATATAGTTCGTGAACCTCATCGCTATAATCAGAGGCTCGGTAGACTCCAGCCAGCGGCATGGGGGTAGCGGCCTCAATAATCTCTTTTAGACGCCCTGGCCCCTCGGCACATAGCACAGCGTTGGAGTCTTTTAGTTCAGCACTGAACCGCACTTCCCAGCATTTACCTAACCCGACACGCCTTCCTATCTCTTGTTTGAGAATATCTCCTGGCCCATCGTGGTCGGTAGCTAGAATTATTTTGCTACAGGTCTCTAAGAGTTTCCTTGATTCCCAGAGGTATCCAAATTTAACTCCATCATCGTTACGCACAAATTTTGCCGGAGCACCATTGGGGACACTCACGGCGGGTATGCCGATTGACGCAAAACTCAAAGCGTCGATTTCGCCTTCACAAATCACTAAAGGGGTCTCACTCATGTCTTCTGGCAGATTCTCTAGCCCGTAAAACGTTTTAGCAGCACCAGTTTGAGTGAATGCCTTACCCTTAATAGAACGCCACTTTACTGCGCTTGGAGCCTCTCGATCACCATATACAAAACCCACGGCTAATTGCTCGCCTTCAGTTTTATTGAACCAGCGGGTGTCTGTCACAACCCCATATCGTTTGTAAGTCTCTTCAGAGATAGACCTAGAGGCCATAAATTCTCGAAGTTCTCTATCGCTAGTAACCTGCGGCATTTCGATCACGTTACTGGAAGAAGAAGTTGTACTTAAAAAATCTTCTAGCAAATCAGCATCAGAAGACGAAATCTTTTTTTCTGAAAATTTGCCTGACGCATCGCAATGAAAGCAATGGTAGATTTTATGGGGGCCATCTATCTTAATGGACAGAGTTTTTTCTTTTGATTTTTTTCTGGTATCTGAGCAGGCGGGACACAAAATTCTTGTGTCTTGATAGCAGTTCATTACTGCCAGTTCGATATCTTGAATCATCGGTTGGTCTCCTCGCTAGTGTTATTTCTAAGTATTTTCTTTATAATCGTCTTTAAGATTAGTTTGGTCGCTAATCCCACCACCAGTTCCTCGCTGGTTCTTTAACCCCCACCAGTCGGGAGATTGGTGGGGGTTTTTTATTTCTATCTCTCGAATAAAAATCTCCGACCTGGGATTCTCCCGATCTAGTCTCCAGAATAGATGCTGATGTTTGATTTGTCTATCGTTTTTATACAAATAGCCCTGAGCCGCATCAAATAGAATACTGCAATCTAGGTCTGGTCTTCTTGATTGATAAAAAACAGTAATCCAAACCTCTAAATCTCCCTCTAAAAAAGGGTCTAATTTAGGACATTGTGCTTGAAAATCAGTTACATAGCTTCTGGCTTTGGCGCTTTTAATAAATCGAGGCTTACCACCAATAGTTACCAGCTTCCTGCTGTTAGCTTTACTGTATGGCTGTCCCTGGACGGTAAAGGACGTTGATCTAAACTCTTTGCATTGCAACTCTGTAAGTGTCATACTCGCTACATTCATTCAAGAAACAATGAAACTTAATGGAGGTTTTATGAAAATAGAGCGCGGCATACCTCTGCCGAACAATCTAGGTGATCGGGTTTCAGTTGGGCCGTTACCTCTGAGCGAGATGAAAGTTGATGATTCTATTCGCGTTGACGCAAAGAATGCTCGTGAATTAGAGAGAAAGTACAACGCTTGTCGCATAAGACTGCAAAGGTTTACAAAAAAACGACCACATTACAAGTTTAAGCTCGCCAAATATTCTGATTCCAAAGGCCCATATCTGAGAATATGGAGAGTCAGTCGTGCCAGCTAAGGTTACAAACGATCTTGGCTTATTGGAGCCAATATATAAGGCTCTGGCGCATGACGGTTACACATCCGGTGGTGCTGACATCACACCAACAGCATGGCTGGATTCTCCACGCATCGCACAGCTAATGAAGACTCACCGTGATGAGATCGAAGAATCGGTCTCAGACAGGGTCTTTTCTGCGCTTGGTACTGGCTTTCACAACATAATGGAAAATGCTGTTGGCGACAATGCAATCACAGAAGAACGTGTTTTCTTAGATCATCCCAGCGGTTTAAGGGTCTCAGGAGCAATAGACCTTCAAATAGAAAAAGAGGATGGCACAACGATTCTGGTGGATTACAAGGTAACAGGAGTTTATGGAGTAATTCTCAACAAGAAAAATGGCGGCGTTAAACCAGAGTGGGAAAAACAACTCAATTCTTATCGATATCTCTTGCAACGAGCAAAAGACATTAAAGTCTCAGAACTCTACATTTTAACCATGCTTAGAGATTGGAAGGCTTCAGAAGTTGGTAAGCCTGATTATCCTGATGCGCCTATCATGCAAATTCCTGTACCGCTTTGGTCTTGGCAAGACACAGTTCAATATGTTGATGAGAGAATCTCTCTGCATCGTGAAGCCTCTTACTCCTCGCTAATCGGTGAGGAGCTTCCCCTCTGCACATCTGAAGAGATGTGGGAGCGCCCTGAGAAGTTCGCTGTCATGAAGTCTTCCACTCACAAGAGAGCAAGCAGGTTGTTGGATTCTATGGAAGAAGCCATCGAATGGGCCGCTGACCCGACAAATGGCATGGACAGCAAGCATGTTATTGAACATCGCCAGGGCAAACGAGTTCGCTGCGAGGACTGGTGCAAAGTTGCACCGTTTTGCAGTCAGTACAAAAAATATTCGGAGAAGACTAATGACGACATTTGATCATGTAAATGTTGGTGGATTGGTTTTGTGCAAAAAACTTCTTCTTTTAGAAACTGCAATTAATTTCAAAAAATCTTATGTTTTTAGATGGATTAGAGAAGACATTGTTTATCGGCCTGACCGGATGTTCAAAGTTTTAAGGTGGGTAAAAGAAAAAATCTTTTTCATCCAGCAGTGGAATGCGGTGGATAGCGATGAATATAAAAATCTTAGTGGCTTTGAGTTTCAACAGGTAGAAAAAAATGACGATATTTGATCTCGACAAATCGATTACGGTTGAGTTTCATGGATCTGATTCAATAGAGCGAAAAATGCTGGGCTTGTGGCAACAAGAGCAGTTCAAAAATGCCAATCTTGGCATGAAGTTAGTGAACGAAAAAGTCGTCATAACGATGAACGAATACTTTATAACCGAAATCCCTTTTACTTTGTTTGACCAACTCAGTGTCAAAGAACTGACAGAAATCATTATTAAAAAAGCACAGGAACGATTCACATAGGAGAAAAGAATTGAGCGAGGAATTAACGTACCAAAAAATATGGGACACACTTAGCAGTGTGGACTGCAACGAACACACTGATAAGAAAGGCAACTTAACCTATTTATCTTGGGCTTGGGCTTGGGGAATACTCATGGAGCATTACCCGATGGCTACCTTTGCTTTTAATGATAACGAAACCCACGCCGATGGGAGCATGACGGTTCACTGCAACGTGAACATTGGTGAATGCCAGCGATCTATGTGGCTTCCTGTGATGAATTACAAAAATCAGGCAATAACATCGCCTAATGCGAGAGATATCTCTGACAATAAAATGCGTTGTCTTACCAAGTCATTAGCTCTTTTTGGCCTCGGACACTACATTTACGGTGGTGAGGATACGGTGAACGCTGGCTCTAATGCTCAGACTGTGAAGGCTCAGACTGTGAAGGCTCAGACTCACCAAGCTACTGCTACCCCGAAGGCACAACCGAAAAAACCATCACCTCTGGAGACACGCATGTTGAAACAAAAAGAACTTGTAGCTAGTGCTACGTCTGAAAACATTGAGGAAGTGATGGATTTTGTTTTCAAAACAATTTTTTATTTTGCGCTGCCCCCGGAAGGCACAAAAGCAAAACCAGGCGATCCAGAAACAGTCGCCGGGTGGATCGATCAGTTTACGAGCGGCAACGGCAATAAAAAGACCTTGGTCGAGCTATATAACGCTGGATTCAAGGAGCAAGTACAGGCGTTGAATAAACGTCTGGACAAAATTCGCGTTCTTGAAAAAGAACAACTTTACACATTGCTTCGAGAGCAAAAGGAGAAATTAAATGGCTGATAAGTACCCTAAAACTAAACAGGGTGGCCTGTGGAAAAACGACAATTCCAACACCGAAAACAAGCAACCGCCGTACAGGGGTCACATAGTTGTCACTGAAGAGATGCTGAAAACGCTGGTTGTTTTGATGCGGAACAATGCTTGGGAAAAGTCTGGGCAGAGTCCAGATTTGGGGCCAAGAATTAATCTGGCAGCGTGGCTGAACACCGCTAAGGAAACAGGTGAAAAATACTTTGGTATTCAAGGTGATGTTTATTATCCAAAAGAGTACGACCATCTCTTCGATGGCAGCGCAGAACCAGAGGCTCCCGCTGAGTCCCGTCCTGTAGTAGCAGCACCACCGATAGACGATGACTTCCCGTTCTGAACAAAGTCGTTTAGAGGAAATGCGCGTTCAGGTTTCTGTGTTTCATAGAGAAAATCCTGATGTATGGAGCCTGTTCGTGCACTTCACTCAAGAGTTAATTAAACGTGGTTTTCAGAACTACTCGGTCAACGCTATTTTTGAAAGAATACGCTGGGAGTGCGATTCGGTGGGTGGAGATGGCAAATCTACCTTTAAGCTAAATAACAATTACCGAGCGTTCTACGCTAGACGGTTTCATAAAATGTATCCACAACATGAAGGGTTTTTTAGAACCAGAAAACAAGTCAGCGAGGAAGGGTTTGCGACAAAATTACCGGAGTTAACCCCTAAAGAATATGGATAATCAGCTACCAACTATTGATAAAAACGTGCCTTTGCCTTCATCTCGCTTTAACGAAGGGCATCCTTTTGCTGTATTGAGAAAACTACAGTCAGGAGACAGCGTGTTTTTTAGAGGAGTCATGTCTGGAGGCAAGGCTTACAAGGTTTTAAGTAACAGAATGTCCTACTTAAAAAATACCCAGGGCATGATGCTAACTGCCAGATCAGTTATTGAAAACGGATCGAAGGGCGTAAGAGTTTGGAGGAGAGCATAAGCATGTGGGATATACCCGAAAACATTCTTGACGAACCTGACCACTGGAGTTGCGAAGAATGTGGTGGGCATTTTTACCCCGAACCGGGCAAAGAACCAGCAGAAGATGAGCCGGTTCTGTGCTACTCCTGTGACAGTTTTGACGGATAAAAAAGGAGAAACAATGAATTGTTGGCATTGTAATGAAGAGCTTATTTGGGGCGGAGATCACGACCTTGAGAAAGTATATGGAACATTGTCTGACGAATATTGCGTTGAAACAAATCTTTCCTGCCCAGAATGCGGAAGTTTTGTTTTAGTTTATTATCCAAGGGAAAAAAATGAGTGATCCACTAGATGAACAAGTGGGTGGCGACCATTACAAAGACTTAGTGATCCAGCCGTTTGAGTTTATAGAGCTTAATAATCTCGGCTACGGCGCAGGCAATGTTGTGAAGTATGTCTGCCGATATAAAACCAAAGGTGGCGTTGATGACCTGAAAAAAGCTCGTCATTACATAGATTTGCTTATTGAGATAGAACAATGAATAAAAACGCCCTAAAAAAACGCCGTATCGTTGCTGTCAAAAAAATTCTAGCTAAGAAGCTTCCAGCAGACATGAAGCACTACTGGACTAAAGTATTGAGAGCTTTGCAACC